CTCAAGTGCTAAGTACTCAGATCAGCACCCTATGTTTATAAAGTCTGGCGATGAGTATAACGTTAGAATAGTTAAAAACCTTAAGGTAGGAGACTTCTTGATTCGTATTAATGAAGATGGCACTTATACAGAAGAAGAGATCCAAAGTATCACTAATTTAACTCAAAGCAGTAAAGTGTACGAGTTTAGCTGTAAGCCATACATGTGGTTTATTGCTGGTGGATACCTAGTGCATAACACTAAGGTTTAAGAAAATTAGTTAAATAAAAACTTTTTTCAAGCTAGCAAATGCTTAGTTTTATAATAAGTAGCTATTATTTAGGCTAAAAACGTTGGTTTTTATTTACCTGGAACTATGCTATAATTTATTTATGAATAATAATGTAAACGACTGGCATACAAAAGATAGATCAGAAACTCATATAAACAGGATGCCCGATAGACAAACTAGTCACGGCATAGTTGTTTCAAATCCAGCTCTAGGGATTAACATATACAATAATGGAATTTCTGCTACCAGCTGTATTAAAGCTATAGAAACTTTAGAGTCCAAGCTAACCAATAGCACAAGCCAAACCTATAAGTGGCAGGGGGCAATGGTTACTGAGTCAGATGCCCCAGCCCTAGATGCCAGAGACTGTATAGATTTTAAAATTAGCAGCACCGCCTATGGACCAAGGAACCCTGAAAACTCAGAACTGTATGACATGCATCAGGACATGTTTGATGCGATACACCCATGCGTTCAAGACTACGGTCGCTACTGGGGAGTTGGAATTTCATATTATGAGGCTTTTAATTTTGTAAAATATGACGGAGCTGGAAAACACTTTAATATCCACGCTGATCATGGTCCAGCATATGTTACTACAATTTCTGTAGTGGCATATATTAATGACGACTATGAAGGTGGAGAGCTATATTTTCCAAGGTTTAATTTAACAATTAAACCAAAGCAGGGAGATGTACTTGTATTTCCATCTACCTATATTTATGAACATGCTTCTTTGCCGATAAAAAACGGAACTAAGTATTCGGTCGTTGTTATGACAGATTATAATGACCGTGGCGGACTTAGATATTTTCCATATAGGCAAGAAGATCAAGGCAAACTAACATACTGATTGGTGAACGATGAACGATAACAAAGTAACAGAAGACAGCGAAGTATTACAAAAAAGAATTGAAGACTACTACCAAATTACAGAAAAAAGCTGGTCTTCAGTAGAGCAGCTAGCTCCTGGAATTTTTGTATATCATGATGTGCTACCAAAAGATATGAATATTGTAAAAAGACTCGAAGAGGTCCTAAGCGATAGTGGAAACTTCTATAACTATATGGAGGCAATGGTAGGATATGGAATGAAAATACCAGACTACCGTGACTGCTATGATTTTAAGTATAAGAAAACTGACATTATGCATGATCAGTCTACAGCATCTAAAAAGCTTCAGGAGCTATGGCAAAATCTTTATGATAGAAAAATTGCAGCTGTAAAAGACTATGCAAGAAATTTTAATCTTGGAGAATTAAGATACTGGGAAGCTATGAATTTTGTAAAGTATGGACCAGGACAGCACTTTCAAGAACATACAGACCACGGATATTCCTATAACTGCGTTGTTTCTTTAGTCGCATACCCAAATGACGATTATGTCGGTGGAGAGTTAGAGTTTAGGTTACAGGGTTTAAAAGTTAAACCTAGAGCTGGAGACTTGTTTATTTTCCCATCAAATTACATGTATCCTCACAAGTCTTTACCAGTCGAGTCTGGAACAAAGCATTCCATTGTTACCATGCTAGATTATTCGGAAAAGTTTCATAATCCAAAGTTTTATGAAGAAACTGGAAACTAGTGAAAAAGGTTTTTGCATACACTAGTGGAAGAGCTGGATCCATAGACCAATTACCAATTCATCGTGATTGGATGGACATAACGTTTGACAGACATGCCTATCAGTGCTTTCCAATATCGTTATCAAATAGGTTAGGGTGGGGAATATCCTATCCAGAAGATATAGTCTTTATTTGGGATGGAGTAAACGACTCAACCCCAGATCACGTAAAAATACTTTCTGGAGAAAAATACGCAGCATCGCAACGTGGAAATAGAACAATTAGCTTTAATACAGACATCACTTTTGCTGGTGAAAACGAAGAAAATATAACACTGTTAACAATGCCAGTTCCTAATCAGTTTATCAGGGGGGCACAATGTATGACTACGCTAATAAGCACATCTGTTCTCTCTAACGAGTTACCGATAGCCTGGATGATTACAGAACCTAACATTGAAATAACTATTCCCGCAAACACTCCGATTGCAGCAATATTGCCAATATCTCTGTCAGAAATTCAGGGGCATGAGCTAGAGGTTAAGTCTGGCAGACCAGAATATGAAACCAAAGATTGGTATGAAAATATGAACGGACGTGCAGAAGTCAGCCAAGCTATGAACTCAAAAGGAGAATGGACGCATTTTTACAGGGATGCTGTTGATCACAAGGGTTGTCCAGCAGGTTATCACGATTCTAAAAAGATTTTAATGAAAGTAAAAAATAATGCCAAAGATTAAGTTTGTAACCAATAGGGGGTGGCTTTCTGAAGAAGATGCATCTGCTCCAAAGCCAACTTCAAAAAGTCTTCCAGAGTGGTATATTTCAGCAGACAGATTCTATAAAGGCCCAGACGGAAAAAGCTATGTAGCTCCAGACGGAGGAAAGGTTCCAACATGGAAAGCCTGCCCAGCTATCTACGATATCCTGACTACTGGGTATGTCTATAAGACCCCTTGTGATATTGAGTTTTTTATGAGTAACGATAAGATTTCTGCAAAAGTTTTGGACCCAAGGTATTCTGACTTTATTCAAGACAGAGAAAAAATGCCACAGTTTGACGGTCCAAGAGGATATCACGAAAAACACTTTGCATGGTTCCCAGACTGGGCTGTAGAGGTCCCAGAGGGCTATAGCGTCCTTTATTCACAGCCTTACGACAGATACGACCTACCATTTTTAACAACTAGCGGTATAATTGATAATGATAAGGTAAAATTACCAGGAACTATGCCATTTTTTATTGCTAAAGACTGGACTGGCGTTTTACCAGCGGGGACTCCTTATATGCAAATGATGCCATTCAAAAGAGAGGACTGGACATCTGAATATGTAAAAGAGTCTGGGTTATCTATTATGAAAAAAAATATGGAAAATTCTGAAAAATATAGAGTCCCAGATGGCGGAGTATACTTAAGAGATGTTTGGGAAAAAAGAAAGTATGAATAGGAGAATGTTGTTATGAATGAATTAAGAAATAATCATTTTGTGGAAAGAGTTTCTATAACTCCGTCTGGATTTTTTGGAGATTCTCCAGATAACATTGTAGCTTTAGAAGACTTTATGACAGAAGAAGAGGTTTTTAAGTTAAATAACTTTATTAGAAACAACGAAAGTTGGGACTTTACCGAAACTCACTATAATGAAAATGGCACAGTAACTTACGATGCAGACTATTGGGCAGACCGTGTCGCCACATATCCGACAATTGAAAAAAGTGATCCAGAGATTCCAAAACTTATCGAAAAAATGGTTGCAAGGCTAAAGATTGAGGTAGACAAGTTCTTTAATGTTGACGCTAATCCAACTAGCCCAGCCATGGTCAGATGGCTCCCTGGACAATTACAAATGCCACACGCAGATAAAGAGCTTCACACAGGACCAGATGCTGGCCTGCCCAACGATTTCCCATACTACGATTTAGCTGGACTTTTCTATATTAATGACGACTATGAGGGCGGGGAGCTATATTTTCCAAATCAGGGGATACAGTTTAAGCCAAAGGCTGGAGCCGCATACTTCTTTCCTGGAGATAAAAACTATATTCATGGGGTAACTGAAATAAAGTCTGGAATAAGGTATACGGTTCCATTCTTTTGGACAATAATGTTACACAAGGAAAAACCGAATTAGTGATATAATTACTATAGGAGAATTTTTATATGGTTAATTTAAACAACAAGAATAGACTAACAAAAGATATTGTAGTCTACGAAAACTTTTTAACCCTCGAAGAATCCTCAAAAATTATATCAATCTTAGATGAGGTTGCTAAGAATGGAACTATTTCCTGGATGCCTATCTCCTTTTATGAATCTTACTCTTCGGTTTTACCAAAAGACGGAGATCCAGAAATAGAAAAAGCTGGACTACCAGAGGATATTTTTTCCAAAATTAAAAAGGGGTTTGTTGATGCAGTAGCTTCAGTTCATGACCTTGATCCAGAGACAATTTGTGAAATAGGGTATCACACTCAAAAGTGGGAGCCAGGAGCATTCGCTAGAACTCATTCAGATAACACAGACGAACACGGAAACTCTGGAGCTTTTACAAGAAGCCGATATGCAGCTTTTCTTTATTTAAATGATAATTTTTCTGGAGGGCTGTTAAAGTTTCCAAAACAGAACTTAGAGATAGCTCCAAAAGTTGGAATGCTAGCAGCCTTTGATGGCGGATTTAACAATATGCACGAGGTAAGTCTAATCGAGTCTGGAGTCAGATATACTATAGGATCATTCTGGGATGATCGAGAAGAGGATGCATACCCTCAAGAGCTAAGAGACGCCTGGGCTGAAGAAATGAAAAAAACAAGGGAAGCTCAAGAGATAGAAAGAACAGAATGGCAGAACTTGCTAAAAGATGGCTATAAGCTAGACTTAGATGGAAAGCCATATAGATTAGACGGTAATTCAGATGATTAAAAAGCTAAAAGAGCTATTTAAAGAAAACCAGATTAATTTTACAGAAATTACAGATGAGCTTATTTCTATTGAAAATTTTCTTACGGACGAAGAGCTAGATTTTATTTGGAGTAGAATAAATTCATCAAACCAGGAAGACTGGGAAATTGAGTATACGTCAAATTTAAAACGATTCTGTCTTCAAAAATTTGGTCGAGACGACGTAGACAACTTAGTTGCTGAAGGCAAGTTTGAGATCACACAAAACTGGAATGACAAAAACTTAAACATTAGTGACTCTCAAGAATACCGTGTTTTTTATGAAAGACTAAACGAGCTAACTCTAAAAACTGAGTCTAATCTAGAACTTAGCGGACTAGCTACAATTCAAAGAATGCAGCCAGGGGTAGAGCTAAAATCTCACACAGATGAACACACGGATCCATCAATATCTTATGCAGCCATCCTTTACATCAACGATGACTATAATGATGGAGAGCTATTCTTTAAAAATCTAAACATAAAGCTAAGACCAAAGCCAAAAACCCTGCTACTTTTTCCAGGTAACGAAAAGTACGAACACGGAGTAGAGACTGTATCTGATGGACCAATCAGGTATGTTCTAGTAGGATTTATAAAAGAAATTGACCACTATGAAAAGAATAGGTATTAATATGAAAAAAAATATGCTGCATGAAAAAGTTTACTATTACGAGGATGCAATTGAAAATTTTCAAGAGCTTATGAACACAATATCTGAGCTTACCGAAATGAATGACCTAGAAGGTGGAGAGCTATGGGGCAAATGGACAGCTTCGGATGACAAAGATTTTATTTATGGCGAAACGCAAAACTTTGATCTTGATCAAATTAAAAGAATGTCGGAACCATACAGAAGTAAGATGGAATATGTTTATATTAATATTATGAAGGCACTTTATGCAGTTTCTAAGGATTACGCTGAGTCAGTGGGTGACCACGACGAGCCAAGGCTATTCCCAGTTTTTAATATTAAGAAGTATAACACTGGAGCCTCTATGGGGGCTCACTATGACCAGCTAGATGGGGACAAGACTCTAAGATACTCTCTTGTTATGTACTTAAACGATGTTCCAGAAGGCGGAGAAATTTCTTTTAAGCTGTCTGAATATGAAGATCACAATCAGGTAGTTAGTCCAGACCTAGACTATGACGTTGCAGTAAAAAATAATGAGATTGATTTTGGAGTAAAGCCCTCTGCTGGAAGTGTCATTATATTTCCATCCTCAGCACCTTATTATCACATTGCTCACACAGTAAAGTCTGGGGTAAAGTACATGATTCCTAGCCACTGGATTCACAACGATATGGACTTAAAAAGAGGCTGCAGTGTATAATTTTGATATTGAAAAAATAGATGATTTAGTTTGGGTCTTTAAAGGTGCTATAAAAAATCCTAAAGATTTTGTAAATTATTTTAATGAAAATAAAGAGTGGAAAGACTGGTATACTTTTGGAAAAGCGGCCGACGGTCCAAGTCTGGGTACTGTAGCATTTAAAGAATTTCCGACACCAGAAGAGTGGAGAAAAGCTAGAAACTATAAAGAAACTGCCCCTGGAGAACCTCAATACTTTGAGGCTCAGATAGAAGATTTGTTTTACCATGCAACTAAGCTATATAAGGAAAGTAATGACATTTTGCTAGATAACTGGGTCGAGGATGGTTGGAATGTTGCAAAATATATCCCCAATCTTAAAGATCATGCAGATTACGCTATGATGTATCACACAGACTTTCAGACAGAGTTTGCTTATGAGCCAGGCCTTAAGTTTGGAATAACTGCAGTTTTTTATTTAAACGATAATTATGCTGGTGGCGAGATTATCTTTAAAATTGTAGATAAAGATAATCCAGGTATTACAAAAAAGGATTATATATATAAGCCAGAAGAGGGAGACATCCTGGTCTTTCCATCAACACCTCCTTACTACCACGGGGTAAAGGCAGTAACAGAAGGAAACAAGTATATAATCAGAAACTATTGGAGATACGACTATCCTGGACATCCGCTCTGGATAAAGCTACAAGAAAAATACGGAGAAGATATCTGGCGTGACCTAGAGGAAAAAAGACTTAAGTTTAATAGAAATAGCGACAACATGATTATGATGAATGACTTACGTTTTTATGTTGACTTTGAAGAATACTATAAAAAAGAAATTGAGATGCTTGACTTATGAAAAAGATGTTTTCTAAATGGAATTAAAAAATTCACACATAGACATAGTGGAAAAGTTTAAACAGCAGGTTCAGCAAAAAACAGCAGATGCTTACATGCTTACCATTGCTAGAGATGGAGAGTCTCCCGTCAGATCCATATATTTCTATGATAACGCTATAGATGCAAGCTCTGGATATCAGGCATATTCAGACTGGGGTTTTTCTAAAGACTTTCTTACTGTTACTCTATATGAGCCCAACGGCAAAATACATGAAAAAACTCTTAGACGCCCTAGGGGCGGGGAATGCGTGTTTGTGCGAGAAGATTATGTCAGGTTGTCGAAAATTTTTATGGATATAAAAGAGGGTATGGATCAAGATAGGTACAACTATCTAGTTTTAGAGTCTGCTAGGCTACTATCTAAAGACAATCAACGGTTTGACCCTAAAAGATTTTTTGTAGATACTGGATATACAGGGGACATTGAGATACCGTGAAAATTACAAAGCTCCACGAAGATGTATATGAAATTGCTGACTTTCTTACAAGCCAAGAGCTAGAAAACGTATTTGAAATAATCAATAAAACTTCTGAAAAAGACTGGTTTTCTGACGAAACCGTCAAAGACAAAGACTTTGCAGATTTTTGGGAGGGCAAAAACCTTCAACTAAAAGAAAATACTGTGTTCGATAAAATAAGCTCTAAGATGGAAAATTTGTTTGAGTCATACTTTAACTATCCAGGCAAAGTGCTTTTACAAAGATACAAAAAGGGCGACTTTATAAGCTGTCATAAAGATCAATGGAATCCAGACTTGCCATATTATATTGGGTATGGCCTCTGCCTTTATTACAACGACGACTACCAGGGCGGTCAGCTTGAATATCCAGAAATAGGTGTTGTGGTTAAGCCAAGAAAAAACTCTCTTTATATCCATGGAGGAAATGTTCTACATGGATCACTGCCAGTATTAGACGACAAAGTAAGATATTTCTCAACCGCATTTGTTCGTGGAACAAAAGAGCAACCAGCCAAACTAAAGAAGGAGTTATTTAAATGACGCACCAAATGACCAATGAAGAACATTTTATTATTGACATATTAGACAAAAAAAGAAACGGGTATTATGTAGAGCTCGGGGCTGCTCATTATAGTAACGGAAACAATACCTATCTTTTGGAAAAGGAATACGACTGGACAGGGGTATCTTTTGAAATAGTAGACTCAATGAGAGAAGAGTTCAACTTAAATAGAAAAAACCCATGTATGGGAGACGCCCTATCCTTTAATTACATAAAACATTTTGAAGAAAATAACTTTCCAAAGCAAATAGACTTTCTTCAGTTAGATATAGACGCAGGCTATGACTTTGCTGGTAGACCAGTCGGGAATGCTCACTGGACACTGCAAGGGCTTTTGGCGGTCCCACTAAACACCTATAGGTTTACCGTAATTACATTTGAGCATGATGCAAATATGTATTGGAGAAATAGCTCTATCAGAGATGCCCAAAGAGAGATTTTGGATTCTTTTGGGTATTCTTTAGTCCGCAGATCTATACATGAAGACTGGTGGGTAGACCCAAAGATTATTGGGCACGGAGATTACAGAAAATTCTTACACTGGGATACCCTATAAACAATTAAGATTTTTCCCACATTCTGATGTCGGTAATAGTCATTCTGATCTTATCTGCAGTATCTTCATCTGGAGCCTCAATGCTTAGCGTAGCGTTAAACAGGTCTACGTCAAAAGATATAGTTTGTCCATTTTCTTTGTAAAACTCTAATGCAAAATCTGGGGTAGCACGGTATTTAAATTCCATGGTAACTACTTGATGATTCCATCTTTTACAAGAAGATCGTAGATCTCGCCCTGAATTTCGAAAAGCTGAGGTCTTACCTGATCAATCATTTGTTTTATCTGGTCTTCTGGCAAACCAGATCCTTTAATTGCTAAAAGGTTATACTCTTCTGCAATCGAAACCATTTTTTCTACTACTTGATTTTTTTCCATTATAATGTCCTATTCTCTAAAATATTACATAAATATTATAGCATAATGGGTAGTTTTTGTAAATGCCAAAGGGTTAGAAATGATTCATAGGTTCTCCAGCTTTATATTTTAGATAAGTCTTAACACGATCAGATCGTCCATAAAACAAAATTAGAGCATATCTTTTGCCAAAAGTTACCTCAGAAACCCCATGAGGATGCTCTATATCCCCTTTAAAAAATATCATCTGTCCAGTTTTTGGCATAAGATTCAGTTCTTGATTCGGAAAGTATATTGATCCACCCTCATAGTCAATCCCAGAAGTATTAAGATATACTAATGCCGAAAACTCAAGATTTTCCAGTGCTGTATTTCCATCATCCCAAGGAGTTCCGTCAATTTGCACAGAGTCGCAGTGCAGCCCATCGTTTTTACCACCCTCAGATATTTCTGCAAACATTGGGTTTAAAGGAACAACATCTACTCCATAAAACTCATTGATTGTGCTAGCAACCCTATTTACTGTTTCTGTAAATAATAGTCCAGCATCATGGTCTTTTTCATTTTCAAATATAGATTTTCCAGAATATACATTTTTTAGGGTTTTCATGTAATCTTCAAACTGGGTCTCGGCCATACCATATCTTTCGCTAGGCACCAAATACGGGACCAAGCTATCAATAAGGATCTGGGCATCATCATTTGAAATAAAGTTATCTATAACCTGAACTGACATAAGAATCTCCTTAATTAATTGTATCATGACCAAAACGGATAAATAGAATAATCGTATGATAAAATAGGTATATGTCTTCATTATATAGAATGTTCCAAAGACGTGGTCTACAGTCTCAGTGGGAAGAAAGCAACCCAATCCTAGCAATTGGAGAGTTTGGATTTGCTTATGATCAAAACATTGTCAAGGTGGGGGATGGAGAGACTAGATGGTCTTACCTGCCACCAGTAAACGGAGACCCTAGCGTACTAGTTGACTACCTACAGGGTGAAATTAACAGCAAGCTTGCTTTGGCTGGCGGAACAATGACTGGCAAAGTAACTCTTGATGGTGACCCCACACAAGCACTACATGCCGCAACTAAACAGTATGTAGACAATACAGCAGCTGGAGTTATTGCGAAGCCACAGGTTTTGGGAGCTACCACAGCAAACATTAATGCAACCTATGATAACGGAACCGACGGAGTTGGTGCAACTCTTACATATAACTCAAATGGAGTTTTTCCAGCTGAAGCAGCAGGAGCAACTGGCTGGGCAGTGGGTAAGGGAATTCTTGTAAAAAATCAAACAAATAAGGCAGAGAATGGTCGTTACTTTATCTCCAATATGGGGTCTGTTAGTACTCCATATGTTTTAACCAGATGCGGATATTGTGATGAGGCTGATGAAATTCCAGGAGCCTATATCTTTGTTCAAGACGGCACCAATGCTGGCACTGGATGGATTCAAGTAGTAGAAGACCCAGAAACCTTTGAGGTCGGAACTGACGACATTGAAGTTTTTCAGTTTTCTGGAGCAGGAACTGTCACAGCTGGAACCAACATTTCTGTTTCTGGAAATCAGATTTCCGTTGTTAACGATCCTACCTTTACAGGAACAATAACTGCTAGCAATGGCATATCTGTTGCTCAGGCTAAGAATGCATTAGTTGCTTCTGGTTTCAACAGTGCCTCTGGTGATTTTGCTCATACGAGCAGGGTAATTATGACAGCTGTAGCTCCTAGTTCTACGGCACCAACAACAAGACCAGACGGAACAAATTTAGCTATTGGCGATATTTGGATTTCCTATTAAGGGGGTTTAACTAATGCCAGAAGCACTCACGAATGACTCTCAAGGTCGTGCAAAATTAATTCTAAATGCTAGCGGAAGAGTTGGTGCAATTGACTGGAGCTGGACTGTCACAGACGGTAATGCCAGTTTTGGTGGTTACGGCTATTCAGGAGCCTACCTTTCAGTCACCGTTGCGGGAAACGTTGTAGAAAACATTGGCAATCAAAGTTACGATTTTGGTGGTAGTACTGGTAGCAACACTATCGTTACCAATGCGTACTTCCCAAAAGCTGGGCGTTCTAATTCTGGGGCCATAGGGCTTTCTCCTGGAGACCACCTAGTATCAGGAACCTTTTATACCACTGGTAACGTCGGAACTGCAACTGTTTCGTTTTACGTCAATGTTCCAGCTCCACCACCATTTTTCCCACCATTCTTTCCTCCGTTTTTCCCACCATTCTTTCCACCATTCTTTGCTCCAGCACCAGTTTGGACAGATTTAACAATTGATACTCCAGTAACTAAAGGAATTGTTTATTCTAGCGATGTTGCTGCAGCAAACTATGTAAATAGCTATGGGGTTATAGCTGATTCAGTACCGCCTGGGTTAACCTTTAATAGTAATGGAACAATTACAGGAACTCCAACCACGAATGGAGTATTTCCTTTTACTGCTAGAGCCTACGCCTCTGGAGGAAACATTGATGCAAACCTGTCAATTACTGTTAATCCAGCCACACCATCTTTTACAGATCAAACTGTTACATCACCAGCTATTCGGGATGCATCTTATTCAGATGCGGTATCTGCTGTTGATGCTGGATATGGGGTAACAGCAGGAACAGCTTACTCAATAGTTTCTGGCTCACTACCCAATGGGATAAACTTAAATAGTTCTACTGGTGCCTTAACTGGTACTCCGACTGTTTTAGGAACTTATAACTTTACAATCAGAGCAACTAACATGACTGGTTCTGCTGATACTTCGTCAAAAACTATAGTGGTAAACCCTCCAACACCAGTCTTTACCAGTGCAGTAATTTCTACAACTGCAAGCATTGGGGTGCCTTACTCCGCTGAGGTAGTGGCTACAGATGTAGCTAGCTACTCAGTTTTTTCGGGCAATCTTCCAGATGGAATTACCCTAGACACAACAACTGGAGAGATTTCAGGAACCCCAACAGTCCCTGGAGTATTTACATTTGTTCTTAGAGCAACAAATGTTACTGGAAGCACAAACACCCCAACATTAACAGTTTCTGTTCCAGCTGTTTTAAGAGTATGGAGTGGTAATGAGTTTGTTCCAACTATTCCAAAGGTTTGGAATGGAACCGCCTTTGTTGACGGCATAACCAGAGTTTGGGACGGCTCATCTTGGATAAGCCCTAAGTAGTATTTATTCTATTTTTTAAAAATTATCTAGTGATTAATATGGTAAAATAGGGTAGGAGAATAATGGCCAATCCATCCAGTCTTTATGCAGAAAAAATATTTAGCGAACATCCTATTGCGATGTGGGCGTTAGACGATCAGGCTGACTACCTATCTTTAATATCAGATGAACAAAGAGATGTATCTCTGTGGACTATTGAAAACGGTACATCAGAATCAAACGAATTAATCCTGAATGAGCCACTTACAGATACCCCCACCACAACTATAACTCCAGCCCCAGATCCAGGGATTAAGACTAATACGATTACCATAACTAGTCCAGAAATAATTAGTCCAGCACTTATGAATAGCTCCCTGGAGACTTTTTCTATAGGAGCTTATGTAAAAATAAACAAAGCCTACGGTCTGTCTTATGAAATTGGATACACTTATTCAGGACTAACCAATACAGTTTTTAGAAAATTTAACTCACAGGTTTTTGATAGATGGTTTTTAATATCACAAACTTTTGATATTCCTCAGACATTATCCCCAATAAGAATTGTGATAAGGATTATCCATCTGAATGAACCAGATATAGACTTTGAGATTAATGGTATAACTCTCGGACAGTGGTCAGAAGAATTTTTGGCCACGTCAAAAGGCCTTGTTGGAGTTGATTTGCCAGAGAATGTGCCATTTGATTATCAGGCAATCACAGCAAAGTCTTACGGGCTTCAAGATTTGGATGGATATTACCTCATAAACAATAATTCTCTTAGAGCAAAAAACTCTTCAGTGCCTATTGTTTACGGATCTTCAAATGTAACTAGAATTTTACCGAACGGTAACGACCCATCCTTAATAATTCCTGGACAAGGATTCCTAAACGATTTAGGAAGATATAGACCGTATACGGTGGAGATGTGGGCAAGGATTGACTCTAAAGCCTTAGTTGCAACAAGAATCTTTGGACCAATTGATTCTGAAGATGGAATTTACGTAGACGGCCCTTTTATAAAAATTAGAATTGGTAACTCTATTGGGGCTCACCCAATTACTGAATGGTACAGACCAATGCTGCTAGATTTCAAGGTGTCTGAAAACTCTGCATCACTTCTTATAAATGGAGAAGAGGTTATTTCTATTTCTTATTCTACAAAAGATTTAGATCTTCCTTCTAAAGATGATGACTGGCTAGGCTTCTATGCTTCCACTAGCGTTCCTTTCTTAGATATTGATTGTGTGGCTATTTACTCTTATCTGGTCCCAGCAGTTGTTGCCAAAAGAAGATTTGCATATGGACAGGCTGTTGAATTTCCAGAAAAAGCAAACGCTGCTTATGGGGGAACATCTGTTTTGGTAGATTACTCTTTCGCAGACTATACTAGCAACTACACCTACCCAGACATTGGTCGCTGGAGCCAGGGGATAGTTGAAAACCTGTCTATTGTTGATGACGCCCTATCGGTACCAAGCTATACGCTGCCAGAAGCGGTAATTGACGGACTTTCTAACAGTGCCTGGTACGAAGATCTGTATGAGGCAAACGAAAATATAAATGATCCTTTTATTAGCTTTACTGGCAATGAGGGATACATATTCTTTGAAGACATGAATATCATTAAACAGGACCTAAAAGGATTTTTTGGGGTATTCCAAAAAGCAGGTACTGGCATGTCAAAACAGGTGCTATTTAGGATACAAGACAATAGCAATTCAAGCTATCTAGAAATATATATAGAGGACGACTTTATTGTATATAAAATAAAGTTTGATCAGAATGTGACAACGCTTTACTCACAAGAAATGCTTTTTCCAGATCAGCCTTTCTCGGTTGGAATCAACCTAGATAAGTTCTCTGAATACTTTGGTCAGCAAGTATCATCTTTTTTTGGAAACAAGAATAAGCTCTCATTTTTCATCGGTGGAGATAGTACTCTGGCAGACACATTTTCTGGCAAGATATACAAGGTTGGATTTTCTAGTCAAAGGAATATTGAAAAAATATTAAACTTTTTTGACGATAAAGGTCTTTTAACATATTTTAATTCCGAAAACTATTTTGACGATCACGAAGAAGTCCTAGCCTATGATGCTGGAGATACGGAGTTTTCAGACAATCCCGTATATGACGAAGAGCTAGATGGAGGGGGCCCAGGAACCTTTGAGTCAATTGAGCCAATTCCATTTTCTGAAATTAAAAACTTTACTGCTAGCTATACACTTATTGCAAAAATAAATTTTAACTTGATATCTTTAGATATTGCTATTGATGCCTACTGGGAAGACTATCAGCCACTAAGCTACTTTGCACAATACGTTTCAGACAGTTTTAACAAAAAATACTATGACCTAGATTTTATTCAATTCAACATAGACTACCCAGCTTTAGAAAATTTTCAAAATGGTAAATACGACACATCTAAAAATCTTGTCAGATCGTATGTATCTTTTCAGTATTTAAAAAATAATTCTTCTGCTAAAAGCTCTTATTTTACAACAGCACTTGCTCCACAAAACAACGTAGTGTCCCCTGGATCAGAATGGATAACAACAAGATATGAGGTTGTAGATGGTACAATTATTTATCCTCCAAGAGGAATCAAGCTAACAGATGTTTCTATCGTAACTCACCTAGAATGGGAAGTACCAGGAATTATCTCTGGACCACTTGAAATTAAAAAGTTACAGTATGCATCTCAAGCATTTAATGAAACAACATCAAACCCAGTCGGAAGTAAGTTTGGCGTATCGGTTTTCCCATATCTCAAGTATGGTTCATACTTTGACTATAAGGCTAAAAATCCATATAGAATTTATAAAGGAAGTACTCCTTACTTATATCTTACAAAAAACAGCGGAATTGAAAAAGTAGGAGATTATGATTATTTGGTTAATCGGGGATTTTCTATACCAGTTAATCCAAATCTAGCACAAAGCTATAAAGTCATCGCTCTTCAACTCTTTTTGAGATATGGACAAAGCAGATTTCCACAGGAACCAGAACAAATTTTTGAAATAGAAAGTAAGGACAATTACATAAAATTCTTTATTGTTGCTAATGATGAGACTGGGACAAGAGCTAGGATATACGGTCTTAACACAACTGGTAACTTTGAAAATGGAATTGGATTTTATATTAATGGAAAAATTGTAAGAGAGCCAGTGATTACACTAAGTGACTGGACCGCACTAGGAATAACATTTGAAAGTGTGCTAGACTTCGACTCTTACGTTGGAGGACTTAGGATAACTGGATCAGTTCTTATAAACAATATTTCTCAATATAAGTCTACAAACTTGCAAGAGATACAAAGACAGACCTTAAGATCCTGGGCATTTGTTGAAAAATACGAGGCTCCAGCTCCAGTAGGGCTAACAGAGTATAAGTGGAATTACTGGTCAAAAAACTCAACCTGGAATCAAGTTCTTGTAGTTTCTTCATCAATATTTACTGGAATAGACCCATCAGACATATACAAATCTTATACTGGCACAAACAAGATAATAATTGACGACTATATCCCATTAAAAGTTAAAAACTACGAGTACAACACCTATAAGGGAATAACTTGGCAAAGCCGTGTGCTTCCTGCTGTATAATATGGTATACTAGTGGTCATGGAAGACAAATTTGCAGAAGCAATTGGTAAAGCAAAAGTAACACTTGTAGATCAAACAGGATATGCCTGGGGCGTGTATGTTTGGAAAAAAGCTAACGGCAAGTGGTTTACTGATGGAAATGGAAACATCCTGAATGTTCCAGCTAACAGGGGCGATGAAAATCAGATTGCAAAGCTAAAGCAAGCAGCAGCCTATTACGGTGAACCAAATGGCTCTCACGTATTTTTTCCAGGAACAGCAAGAATTACCGATGAAGAGTATAGTGAACAGGTAGACCGCATGAAGCAAGGCCTGATCCCATCTCTTAATGATATTGGTGCCGTTATGGCAGCCAAAAAGACCCTAGAACTTTACGGAGATGAGTAGTAATGTCAGATGAGTATCAGTATCCAATCCAAGCTTTTACGCCAGAAGAGGAGCTAGAAGAAGACCTATTCAAGAAGCAAGACCCCTTTAACAAGAAGTGGGATGACCTAAAAGGCCTTTCTGGTCTAGAAAAGAATTTTAAAAGACGCTCTGACCGCATCGTAAAGGCATACGAAAGTCTTGACTTTACTGGAGTAGACACAACTAGGCAGGGGTACCAGGACAGTGCCCTGGCCAGAAGCACTGGGCAAAACGGAGCAACCTCTAAAGAGATTAATCCTGGATCAGTATTCCATAATGGATATGGAATGTTTGACGTAATCACCCCACCATGGAACCTTTATGAGCTTGCAAACTACTACGACACATCTTTTGCCAACCATGCAGCAATTGACGCAAAAGTTGAAAATATTGTTGGCCTAGGATACGACTTTCACGTTTCAAAAAGAACAATGATGCAGCTTGAGGCATCAAGTAGCGAGACCGCAACAGACAAGGCCAGAAAGCGTATTGAGCGAGCAAAGGTTGAAATGCGTGAGTGGCTTGAGACTCTAAACAGCGATGATTCTTTTTCAAACACAATGATGAAGTTTTACACAGACGTTCAGGCAACTGGAAACGGATACCTTGAGGTAGGAAGAACCGTTACTGGAGAAATTGGCTACCTTGGTCACATCCCATCTACAACTATGAGAGTTCGAAGACTGCGTGACGGATATGTTCAGATTATTGGTCAAAAGGTTGTTTACTTTAAAAATTTTGGGGCAAAGAATCAAAACCCGATTACAGCAGACCCAAGACCAAATGAGATTATTCACTACAAAGAATACTCCCCACTAAACACTTTCTATGGAGTTCCAGACATCATGTCTGCAATCTCAGCTTTGCATGGAGACCAGCTAGCTTCTCAGTACAACATTGACTACTTTGGAAACAAGGGTGTTCCAAGATACATCGTAACCCTAAAGGGTGCAAAGCTATCTTCTGATGCAGAAGACAAGATGTTTAGATTCCTTCAGACTAGCCTAAAGGGGCAGTCTCACAGAACTTTGTACATCCCTCTACCAGCAGACACAGATACAAACAAGGTAGAGTTTAAGATGGAGCCAATTGAGGCTGGGGTGCAAGAGGCATCCTTTAACGACTACAGACTTAGGAACAGAGACGACATTCTTGTTGCCCACCAAGTTCCTCTCTCAAAGATTGGTGGTGGAGATGCTTCAAACATTGCTGCAGCTCTAGCCCAAGACCGTACATTTAAAGAGCAGGTTGCAAGACCAGCTCAGGCAAATCTAGAAAAGATGATGAGCAAGGTCATTAGAGAAAAGACAGATATCCTAGACTTTAAGTTTAATGAGCTAACTCTGACAGATGAAATTGCTCAGTCTCAGATTCTTGAGAGATATGTTAAGACTCAGATCATGGTCCCTAACGAAGCTCGTGAGAAGCTGGGTCTGCCACAAAGACCAGATGGCGATGAGCCGTTTGAGATGTCTACTAGACAGGCTGCAGATGCAAGAGCTAACACCGCTCAAAATAGGGAAAGAGATTCTGAGAGAGCAAACAATTCTTCAGATAGCACTGCCACTGTG